TCAGATGAAGCAGCCATATCTCTCAATACAGCAGATGGATTAACTCTATTAGCAGCAGCTAATTGGAAAGCACCCTCAGTCAATCTTTCGGCTTGTTCTCCACTTAAGCCAGAGGTCGTCTGTAAAATACCACTTAACCTCGCTGCCTCTTCGTTTGATAAACCAACTGCTCTAGCAGTATCAATTACTTGGGCAGATAAATCCGCAGCTTGGTCTAACGACAAACCAAATTCAGACGATAATTCATTTGTGGCTGCCACGACATCTTCTATGGTGGCACCAATTCCTACAACTGCTTCTTGGGAACTTAACAACTCTTGTTTAAATCCTTCACCCAATACATTTAAACTACCAAATTGTTTTCCAATTGTGTCTAATGTTGCCGCGAATTGTTGTGCTATTTTACTTACAGCTGTCAGAATAGCAGCTATTCCTATAGCACCTTTTATCTTATTTGTTACATCAAGAACCCTTTTACTTATCTGAAGTCTCATCAACTCTGATTTTTGATTTGCTAAAGTCGCTTTATGTATGTCAACCTTTATTCGTTTATCACCAGCACTTGATTGTGCTATTTTTGCTTGAGCAGATGCTATATTATTTTTAACATTAGCGATTTTTTCATCAATACTTACCTGAGACTTTTGGTCATTTAAGTTTTGTCTTAATATTCTAGCTCTATCACGAACGGCCTCATTCATTCTACCTGAAGTTTGTAAATTTGTCTCAAGTAATTTACCTAATTGTCTAGTTAAATCTATCTCAGATTTAAGAGCTTCATTAGCAATTCGTCTAGCTTCGGCTTTTTTAATCGGATCTTCTGCCACTTTTATACCTTATATTTTTTTACTTTGATTTTTTTAGCTTTTGGATTTGCCTTTTTTAATTCAGCATTAGCTAATTTTTCAAATTCAGACAAAGCATCATTTAAGTCACTAACCGCATTTTGAAATTTTGAACTTTTTTTCAAAACAGGTTTTGTAATTAAACTTTTTATTATAGAATCAATGAAACCCTCTTTTATTATTTTTTTATCATCCATAAATGACATTATGTAGTTCTCCTATATACATTAATAAATATAAAGAAAAGAGTTATTTGGGAGTAAATCTACGAGGGATTGTTGGTTGTGCTTTTTGTTTTGCCTTCTCTATTTGGTCTTTTTCTTTTTTCTTTAAATCCATAAACTCTCTTAAATAAAAGTTTTTTAAATGGACTGGCATATCATAGACATCACTAAAATTAAATCCTGGTGTGCCGTAAATAAAGTAAAAAATAGATTGATGTATTTCTACTTTACTAGATGGATTTAGGCCAAAAAAACTCAACTGTAAGTGGAATTGACACACTCACAGCTTCACCTCCTATCTCAATTTCCGATGTCAAATCAATATCGGGAGAAATGTTATTTATATAATTTCTCAAAGCTACAGAATCACGAGCCAACATATTTTGTGAAAATGAATTTATTGTTTCAGGTTTCGAATCGCCATCAACTTCGGTTATCGTATACCGAAGTCTTGTTGTTACTTCAGCATTAAATCCATATTTTTTGGTTCGTTCAATATCTTTTTCAATAAGTTTTTCCTCTCTACCAGTTATAAGTTTAAATTTTAATTTATTTTTACCAACTGGTGTTTGAAAGTCAAATGAGTTATTAGAATAATCAACACCCTCAACTAATTCTTTGAACGGACATTTTGTTAAATCAAAACTATGTTGTACCTTTTCATCAAGATTTTTTGGATTTGCTACTTCAGCAGTATATTCAGGACCATAGGCAAGAATACGAGAAGCAACTAAAACGGCATTTTTATCACCTAAAATTAAATCGTCTTGGTTTACTCCTTTTGTAACAATTAAACTATCTAATAACTTTTCAATAACCACACCTTTTTTAATAAGATTTTCAGACATAAGAATGTCCTCTTCTCGTGTGGTCATATATTTTAATTCAATTTTACCATCTTTAAGTGGTGAATCTTTTGAATAAACTTTTCCTCGTGATGGTAAATCAATAACTTCCGTAGGGAACTTATGTTCTGACATTATAACTCCTTGTTGTAAATTTTACAACTGTTTTTTAGAATTCAAGTATAGCGTAATCGTATCTTAATGTTAGTGTTATTTCAATAGGATCTGAAGAAGCAAAATCCATATCACCGAAACTAGCATCAGCAATAAAGGCACCGTTTAGTGTCCATTTTTCTATAATGTCACCGACAGGTCCTAAGACTTGAAAATTTATATTCTTTTTGTAAAAATCTGAGTATCCATCACGACCAGTAGCACTCTCGTGATGAAGTCTAATCCATTCTATTACAGCTGAGGCAGCAGATGGAACAATCGGATCATAAAGTGTAATTTGTAACTGTTGCCAACGACCTTTACCTTTTACATATCTTGTAATGTTCATATGCTCTAGAGTAACTTCTTCAAATGTGATTTGTGGTCTTTGTGCAGTCTTTATAGTATACGCTGGTATACCATCAATATCCATAATGAAACGATTTTTTAATTTCGGTTCATACGGTGTGTAAAAAAGTTCATTTGAGCTTACAAGATCAGCCATATTTTATCTCCAATAATAAATATCAATTTATTAAAAATTACTCAGGAAAAGCAGCTCCTGTTGGTTGTACTATAAAGTCTAATACAATAAACTCAGCAGTTCTTGTTGGTTGTATGAAAATTTGACCAACAAGTCTATTTCTATCTATTGTATCTGGTGTGTTATTAGTTTCATCCATTACCACTCTAAAAGCATTTAAACCTTGATTAGCCTGAACTTGTTCCATATAAGGATTGACAGTATTCAAGAATTGATTTCTTAATTCTCTAGTATTTTGTTCGAATACAAGATTTCTTGAAGAGTTAGCAACAAATTTCTTAAGATTGATTAACAATCTTCTTACATTTACTCGGTCAAGAGCAGAAGCTTTCTTCTGTGTTGTTTTCTGTCCGAAAACAGTTACACCTTGACCAGGAAAAGTAGCAATAGGATTGACATTTGATTCATAAAGGTCATCTCTATTAGCTTGTGATAATTTTTTGTATGCCTGAACAGCACTATCAATTCCACCTCTGTTTAGTCCAGCAGGAGCAAACCAAGGTTGTCCTATAGTATCATTGAAGTGATAAACACCAGCAATAACAACTGATGGTGGAACATATCTAAAGTTACCTGTTGTAGTATCTTGAATCTGTATCCAAGGATAGTAAGTAGCAGCAAAACTTGAGTTACGAGCCTCTGTTCTTGTTTTGGCAGTAGCCACAGTAGCAGTTAAAGCAGCATTATCATATACCAAGAAACAATCTCCTCTATCTTCACATACTTCAATAGCTTGTCCTATGATAGAAGAGTGATTTGATAAATCGTCAATCACACCAGGTAAGAAAAGTAAGTTTATATCATACTCATCTTTATTAGATAAGATACTTAAAGCCGTACCATATCCACCATTCGCTGCTGTACCAGCTGGCCTCGTGGCAGAAGTAGCCATGTCAATACCTTGACTATTTGTCGCAGAAATATTTTCGTAAAAAGCAAATGGGTGTTGTTGATTTTGGTCACCATTTGAACCAGCAGTTTGAGATACTGGACCGGAATCGATTGGATAACTACCACCATCAATTCCTGTTCCAAACCCAAAAGCACCACCATAGCTTCCACTACCCACAGGTGGCAAGAAACTAGTTCCATCACCATAAGCCGTATTTATATCACCATTTTGATCTAAATAATCATTTGTTTTTCTACTATCTGGTAAACTACTGACACGAACAAATTTTGATTTATTTGGAAACTCTCCACTTGGTCTTACAAATGCTACGCCATCTTCAACAACAACAGTTGATGTTTGATTACCAATTCTTTTTAAAATATAATCTGAAGATTTCGGATCAAGAGATAAATTTTCGTGAGTTTCAAGCACTACTTTCTTTTTGACTGTATCATTACCTTGACGAAGTGCTAAAGTAAAAGTGCCTTTAGCAAGATTCCTAGATGTTATTTCAAATCTAAAATTATCACCTCTTCCCCCATAACTACCAGATAAAAGTTGATCGTTAGTAGCAGATGTTGTTCTTCTAGGCAATAAACTATCTGTTCCCATTTCCGAACCAGTTCCAACAAAATTATTGAATTGAGGACCATCACCTAATGCTTCAAGTGTAAATATGGTATCTGTTGAACCAGTGATATTTACTGTTAAGTCAATATTAGCAGTTGCTTTAGCAGTATTACCTTCTGGTTCACCAACCCTAACAACTGTTAAAGGACCACCTTGTCTTAAATATTCTTTAGCGGTGTGTGATGTTAAATATTGATAATTATCACTACCACTTTCTACTAATTCCCCAAATGTGTTAACATATTCTGAATATGAATTTACAACTGTTGGTTCAAGAATAGGACCTTTTACTGTTGGACCTACGACAGCAGCTCCTATTGGACCGGCTGCTGCAGGTAAAAATGATTGGTCTATTTCATTAGTAAATACACCTGGTGATACAATTTTTTCAGCCATTTGCTGTCTCCAAAATTTAAGTAGGATTTAATATATAATTATTCATATATAAATATTACTTATTTTCTGAAAGACTGAAAAAGTTATTTTATTTTTGTTCTTCGGGTTGT